GTTGAAGTTTTTCAAGCAAAGTGATACGAGTTCCCGTGAATCCATCTATAGGTAAGGCAACCCTCTTATTCTGAGGGATCACTGAGTATAGATTAGTACCCATCAATCCGTACATTTCTGCAAAGAGTGGAAGGTATTTGGATACTAGAGCTGCCGACTTCTGATCGAGGTCGGGTAGTCGCGACCCATCCCACATTTGAGATGATATGCGATTATCAGCATTTCTAACCTCTTCATTAAAGAATTGGTTAAATTTGCGGTCATAGCTCATTAGGAAGGTACTGACGTCTTCACCAAACAGGGTTAGATATTTTTCAATCCTATCCTGTAAGGGGATGCCATCTGGGTTTAAACCAACACCTCCCATAAAATCTGGGATGTCGTAGATGGCCCTGGCAACTTTACGTTGCTGGGGACGTAGTAGTCGCATCGCACGCAAACCCAAGAGTCTTATGACATCAATGAAGTTGTCATCGGACATCTGTCTCCACTTCAACTGTGGTTCAACAAACTCTTTCGAGATAAGTTTGCCACCAAACTCCGCGATATACTGCGAGGAAATTGACTTGGATTCAGATACAGGGCACCCTAATATATTAAGGGTGTCCATATACTTGAGTGCCAAACTATCATTCAGGATAATTACATCATCGCCCAACACATAAAACTCGTTGTTATGAGAATATGAATTCAGGTAATAAAGTAACATACCATGAGTTAAAGCGAACGATCCAAAAGAGGGATAAAGGCCTAAAGGCTGCCCTTTTGTCCACTTGATAGTTGTGTCTTCCATAACCCAAGAACTACGGGATAGATCCTTAAACAGATCAATATAATCCATCATATTTGGAAATAACACTTGTAAAACATCAATCTGAAGCGACAGTGGAAAATAATCTGTAGCTCCAGAGAGATCAATACAATGACAGCGTGATTCTGCTTGCAAATGTTGTTGAACCACTGGAATAGCTTTAGACTGATCGAAGGTGCAATCCCAAGGCAATTGTTGCAATGCCTGATAGATAGCATCCCCAAGCGGTTTTAGAGCTATTTGATAAACCCTATTAGGGTTGGCCACAGCACGAAGCTTAAAGCCGGGTTCTTGAATGAGCCCTATCTTTCCTACAGCATCCACAGTACTACGTGGAGGCCAACAATCACCTTGTGTAAACCGATTAAAACCGGAAAACACCTTGGAGAAAATTGGACGGTATTTATCTTCTAGATACCGGCCTGTAGGTGTCCACACAATGGTTTCCCATTGTGTAAA